TAGGTAATGCAAACCTCAAAAGGACAGGCGTTGAACTGTCCTATACTGAGGAACAAGTTGCTGAAATTATAAAATGTACTGAAGACCCGGTCTACTTCATTAAGACTTATGTTAAGATTGTTAACGTTGACCGTGGTTTAATTCCATTTGAGATGTGGCCGTTCCAAGAGGACATGGTCAGAACATTTCACAACAATCGTTTTTGTATTGCAAAGATGCCTCGACAGGTTGGTAAAACAACTACAACTGTCGGTTATATGCTTTGGTCAGTTTTGTTCCAAGATGACTACAGTATTGCCATTTTGGCCAACAAAGGTTCTCTTGCTCGTGACATTCTAGGCCGCATTCAATATGCGTATGAGTATTTGCCTCTATGGTTGCAACAAGGTATTATTGTTTGGAACAAAGGTAACATTGAACTAGAAAACAAATCTAAGATTGCTGCATTTGCAACATCAGCATCTGGTGTTCGTGGAGGCTCATACAACTTAATTTTCTTGGACGAATTTGCTTTCGTTCCTAAGAATATGGCTGATGAGTTCTTTACATCTACTTACCCTGTGATTTCATCTGGTAAAACGACAAAAGTTATTATCGTTTCTACACCTTATGGTTTGAACCACTTCTATAAGATGTGGGTAGATGCTGAAGAAGGCCGTTCAACTTACAAACCACTTGAAGTCCATTGGTCACAAGTACCTGGCCGAGATGCGGCATGGAAAGAAGAAACTGTCCGTAACACCTCTGAAGAACAATTCAGACAAGAGTTTGAATGTGTTGATGGAGATACTATCATTGAAATATATGATAAAAAAACAAAAGAAGAATATCGTGTAAGAATTAAGGATTTATATGATTTAATTTGATTTTGAGTTTCTTGGTTTTATAAATAAGATTATGAGAACAAACTATCGTAAAATTTGGGAAGAAACATATGGTCCAATACCTAAAGATTTTGATGGTAGACCTTATGAGATACATCATATAGATGGCAATCATAATAACAATGAGTTATCCAATTTGATGTGTTTAACCATAATAGAACACTATAATATCCACTATGAAAACAATGATTTTGGAGCCTGTGTGATGATAGCTAAAAGAATGGGATTACCAAAAGATTATATTTCAAATATACAAAAAGGAACAAAAAGACCAGGCATAGGTGGAGTTAAAAAAGGAACAATTCCTTGGAATAAAAACTTAACTGGTTACAAATTGAATACTACTGAAGAAGGTAAAATTAAAAAGAATTTGGCGTTAAAAAATAGGTCTAAAATCAAAGACTCTGATGCTGAAGTTATTAGAAAACTATTCTTAAACAATGTGGCAATACTCAATGAAGACATAGGAAAAACCATGAAGAATGGTAAAATTATGTCTTATGAAAGAGCGTTTTGTTTAGAGTATTCAAAAATATACAATGTTTCGGACCAATACATATACAGAATTTTAAAAGGTAAATCTAAAATTGTTTAAAGAAAATCAAGGCCGGTATCTTATAAAGACTCCTACTGGTTATGAAAATTTTAAAGGTGTTCAAAAGAAAATAGTAGATGATATGTTTACTGTAACTTTTGGAGATAATACTTTTATAAAATGTTCTGGTAAACATTTGTTTTTGACAAATTTAGGATTTCAAAAAACAAAAGATATACAAATTGGCCAATCTTTAACAGGTAAATTGATAACCAACATTCAAGTTGAAAATGGTATTTTTGAAGTTTTTGATCCTGTTGGAATTGAAAATCATTCAAGTTATTACTCTAATGATGTTATATCGCATAACACCGAGTTTATTGGTTCATCTGCAACTCTCATCTCTGGTTCTAAACTCCGTTCTATGGCGTTCTTTAACCCTATTCACCAAGAAGAAGGTTTGGACATATATGTACAACCAAAACCAGGTCGAATGTACATCGGTACAGTTGACTGTTCGGAGGGTGTTGAACAAGACTATTCTACCATTAATATTATTGATGTAACTGAGGTGCCTTATAAACAGGTTGCTAAATACCGCAATAACAAGTTGCCTCTGTTGTTCTTTCCAACTATCATTTATTCGCTATGTAAGAAGTATAATGAAGCATATGCTCTCATCGAAACGAATAACGTGGGCCAGCAGGTCGTGGACATTCTCCATTACGATTTGGAGTATGAGAACATATATAAGCTAGAACACCACCACATCAAAGGGCAGGCAATTTCAGGTGGATTTAAACGTTCAACCTCTTTCGGTATTAAAACAACCAAGACAGTTAAGAAAATTGGTTGTGCCAACTTGAAGACTTTAATTGAAGGTGACAAACTGATTGTCAATGACTTTGATACTATTGCAGAGCTTAATACCTTTGTCAGAGTTCGAGACAGTTATGAGGCAGAAGAAGGCAATAATGATGACTTGGCTATGGGGCTGGTACTATTTGCGTGGTTGGCTGCACAAAATTATTTCAAAGAAGCCACTAACATTGATATCCGTAGATACATGTTAGAGGAAAGAAATATGCTTGTGGAAGAAGATTTGGTACCAGTGGGAATTATTGATGATGGTCGCAAAGAAGAATATGTGCATGATGGTGCAGATGTTTGGTCAGAAAAAGGCTATCTATCCTCAAGATTCTAAAAAACTAAATACTACATTAAGTATATAAATACAATTGACCCAATAACAAAAAGGAGAAATCCATGGCATTTCAGCTATCACCTGGGGTAAATGTGTCAGAAATCGACCTGACAACAGTAGTCCCATCAGTAGCCACATCAGTTGGCGCATTTGCAGGTCCGTTTTCGTGGGGTCCAGTCGGTGAAGTCGTTACCATTTCGGATGAGGTTCGCCTCGTTGAACGATTTGGTAAACCAGACAGTACAAATTATGAAAACTGGTTCTCAGCCGCAAACTTTCTTGCATATTCTAATAATCTTAAAGTTGTCCGTGCTTCTGGCACTGGTACATTAAACGCTTCTGCTAACGGCACTGGCGTATTGATTAAAAATGAAGACGATTATACAGACAATTATTCTACAGCAAACACATCACTTGGACCAGTAGCAGCACGTTATGCTGGTGCATTTGGTAACAGTCTTCGTGTTTCTATTTGCCCATCACCTGCGGCATTTTCTTCTAACTTGACCGTTACAGACTCTATGAGAGCTAACGCTCTTAACACTTTGGTTGATAACCAATTTGTTATTAATGTTAATGGTACTGCTAACGCAGCTGCAAACGTTCAAGCTGGTGACCAAATTTCAGTTGATGCTGGAGTATCTTATATTCGTGTTGCTTCTGTTAATGCAACTGCGATTGTTGTTGCATCTGCTTTGACTGCTAACGTTGCCGCTAATACTGCTATTCTTCGTAAATGGCAATATGCTGACCAGTTTGGTGTTGCACCAGGTACTTCTGACTACGCTACAGCAGCCGGTGGTTCTAATGACGAATTGCACGTTATTGTTGTTGATGAAGATGGTAAGTTCTCTAATGGTATTGCTAATACAGTCCTTGAGAAGTTTGGTTTTGTTTCTAAAGCATCTGATGCTAAGACAAACGATGGTTCTTCCAACTACTATGTTAACGCATTGAATGACCGTTCACGTTATGTATGGTGGACTTCACATATTTCTGGTAACTCAAGTTGGGGTAGCGCTGCTGCAGGCACAACATTTGATGCCGCAAACGGTACAAGAAACCCAGTTTATGCTTCTCTTGCAGGTGGTGCTGATGGTACTATTACTGCTGCTAGTACAATTACTGCATACGGACTGTTTGTTAATCCAGATTCCGTTGATATTTCATTAGTTGTTTCTGGTAGTGCTGATGCTACTGTTGAGGCATACTTGATTTCAAGTCTTGCTGAAGTGCGTAAAGACTGCTTGGTGTTCTTGTCACCATCTAAAGCTTCTGTTGTAGATAACGCTGGTTCAGAATTGACTTCAGTAATTGCTTACCGTGATGCATTGACTTCAACTTCATATGCAGTTATGGACTCTGGTTACAAATACCAATTCGACAAGTACAATGACGTATACCGCTGGGTTCCATTGAATGGTGACATTGCAGGTATCTGTGCTCGTACAGACCTAGAGCGTGACCCATGGTTCTCTCCAGGTGGTGTTAACCGTGGTATCGTTAAGAACGTTATCAAATTGGCATGGAATCCAACTAAGGCTGAACGTGATAACTTGTATGTTAAAGGCGTTAACCCAGTTGTTACATTCCCAGGTGAAGGTACTATCTTGTTTGGTGACAAGACAATGTTGGCTCGTCCATCAGTATTTGACCGAATCAATGTTCGCCGTTTGTTCGTTGTGCTTGAAAAGTCTATTGCTCGTGCAGCTCGTTCTTCAATGTTCGAATTTAACGACCAATTCACAAGAGCTCAGTTTGTAAACTTGGTTGAACCATACCTCCGTGATATTCAGGGTCGCCGTGGTATTACTGACTTCCGTGTTGTTTGTGATGAAACAAATAACACAGCAAACGTAATTGATTCAAACCAATTCGTTGGCGATATCTATATTAAACCTGCCCGTTCAATTAACTTTATTCAACTTAACTTTGTTGCAGTTCGCACAGGCGTTACATTTGAAGAAGTTGTTGGCCGCTTCTAATAAATAGAGAAACAGGAGAATATTAAATGGCTTTTAATGTAAACGAATTCCGCTCACAGTTAACTGGAGACGGTGCCCGTCCAAATTTATTTGAAGTTTCGTTGCCGTTCCCTGCGTTCTCTGTTCCAGGAAACGCACAAGCAAAAACAACTTTCATGTGTAAATCAGCACAATTGCCTGGCTCAACGCTAGGTGTTGTGCCTATGAATTACTTTGGTAGAGAGTTGAAGTTTGTAGGTAACAGAACTTTCGCAGATTGGACAATCACAATTATCAATGATGAAGATTTCGTCATTCGTAATGCTTTCGAACGCTGGATGGCTGGTATCAATTCACATGGTACTAATGTCCGTAACCCAGCTGCTTTGACACCAGGCGGTTATACTGTAGATGGTACAGTTACACAGTATGGTAAAAAAGGCGACTCTCTGAAGAAGTACAAGTTTATTGGCTTGTTCCCTTCAGACATTACTCCAATCGATGTTGATTGGGGTTCTAATGATACGATTGAGGAGTTTTCCGTGTCTCTCACCTATCAATGGTGGGAATCAGTATCAGACAATGTGATTTAAGGAGAAGGACTTCGGTCCTTTTCCATTTTTTAGAATGGATATAATATGGCAATAAAATTATTCGGGTTTACACTCGGAGAAAAGGACATTGTTCAGGAACAAAAACCTGAACAGGCTTCCTTTACGCTTCCAACAAGTGCAATGGATGATGGTGCAGTTACCATTACCCAGAATGCTTACTATGGAACATACGTAGATTTAGAAGGTGCAGTTCGTAATGAACTGGAACTAATTACCCGCTATCGTGAGATGGCAAACCATCCTGAGTTAGAAATGGCCATTGATGATATCGTCAATGAAGCTATCACTCATGATGTTACTGGTCGTACTGTTGACATTGTTTTAGATAAACTAAAGCAACCAGAATCAATTAAGAAAAAGATTATTGAAGAATTCAATACTGTTCTTAAACTTTTAAACTTCAATAACCTTTCTGATGACTTGTTCAAACGTTGGTATATTGATGGTAGAATTTATTACCATGTTGTGGTCGATGAGAGTCAACCTAAACAAGGTATCCAAGAGTTAAGATATATTGATCCACGTAAGATTCGTAAAGTACGTGAGATTAAAAAAGATAGAGACCCTAAAACAGGTACTCAAATTATTAAGTCTATTGCCGAATACTATGTCTATAATGACAAGGGCACTACGACACAACAATATAGCGCACAAGTATCTCAAGGTATTCGTATTGCGCCTGAGTCCATTCTAAATGTGACTTCTGGTTTGATGGATGCTAAGAATACATTTGTGATTTCTTATTTACATAAGGCTATTAAGCCTCTGAATCAGTTGCGTATGATTGAAGATGCGGTTGTTATCTACCGTATTTCAAGAGCACCTGAACGCCGCATTTTCTACATTGACGTTGGTAACTTACCAAAAGGTAAGGCTGAACAATACTTGCGTGATGTTATGGTTAAGTATCGTAACAAGATGGTGTATGATGCTCAGACTGGTGAGTTGCGTGATGACCGTAAACACATGTCTATGCTTGAAGACTTCTGGTTGCCTCGCCGTGAAGGTGGTAAAGGTACAGAGATTACTACACTACCTGCTGGCCAAAACCTTGGTGAGTTGGAAGATGTTAAGTATTTCAGACAGAAACTTCTACAGTCATTGAATGTGCCTATCAGCCGTTTAGAACCACAACAAGGTGGTATGATTGGTGTTGGTCGTACAACAGAAGTTACCCGTGATGAAGTTAAGTTCACTAAGTTTATTATCCGTCTTCGTAATAAATTCTCTCAAATCTTTGACCATGCTTTGCGAACACAGTTGGTACTGAAAGGTATCTGTACTGCTGACGAATGGGATGAATTCAGAGAAGTAATCTATTATGATTACAAGAAAGATAATAACTTTACCGAAATGCGTGATGCAGAGTTGTTGCAAACTAGAGTACAACTGTTGCAAGTGGTTGACCCATATATTGGTCGTTACTACTCCGCTGATTGGGTTAGAAGAAACATTCTACAAATGTCTGATGAAACCATTGATGAAATGGACAAACAGATTGCTGTAGAAGAAAAAAATGGAACTGGCGGACCGACAATGCCTATTCCTGGCCAAGAACAACAGGCCACTAATGAAGATTATCCTCCAGAGGATAATACAATTGATGATAAATCCGCAGAATCTAAAACACCAACTTTAGATGCTGAAGTGGATAAATTTTCATCGAGACTAAATAGAAAATAATGGAGATTAAAATGGAAGTTCAAGATTTTATTAATAGTGTTGCCACAGGCAATGCAGCTGAAGCAAAAGACACTTTGAATGATTTGCTATCAGCACGAGCCTTTGATGCTTTGGCAGCAAAGAAAATTGAAATTGCTCAATCTTTGTTCAATGATAAGCAAGCAGAGACACCAGAAACTACAGAAGCAGAATGAAATCGTTAAACGAATTTAAGTCTATTGTTGAAGAAGAAAAGTCGGACTATTCCAAGTTCGATGTTTTAGTTCGTGCTGGTCTGGCCAATAAGGCACAGATGCAACGAATTCATGCCGTGTTGGATAAAATGAAAGAAGAAAGACCTACTTTCAATAATGCAGACCGCATGATTGTCCAAAACCTTTTCAATAAAATGGTAGACTTAATTTCGAATAACAAACAGATTAACCAACAAGCTCGCCGTTCAATTAAAGAAGTTACTGACGTAATTGACACGGCAGACTTTAAGGTTAGTCCAAGTGGTCGTAAATTAAAAGCACACAAGGTTGAATTTGATACTGAAGTTAAAGAGTCTATTCAACTTGAAGGTGTAGATACACCACGTGACCCTCCTGCTGTTCTTGTACTAAAGCGCAAATCTATTCGTATGTATCCAGACAATACTAGAATTGCCCTTTATTATAACAATACATTGGACAAATACTTTTCGATCCCTTATGGACCAAAAATTGATGCACCAATCCAATCTGAAGAAACTCAGATTCAAGAATCAGTTATGGATGCTTTGCATAGAATTGTAAAGACCAAACAACACGAACCAGTTCAATTTGCCGATGGTACAAAGATGAAAGTTGACCACTATACTGCGTCAGCAATTACTCAAGTACATAAAGCTTTGAACGATGATAATAAAAAGAAGTATGAGTCGATGGTAAATAAGTCTAAAGAACATTTAGGCCGTGCTTCTGATTTTGCATTTAGGCATATGAAATGACCTTTGTGGAATCTATTATACATAGAAAGTTGGATGAAGCAAGAGAAACAATTCATGCTCGTCTTAATGAAATCGTGTCTCAACGTCTTGAAGAAGCAAAGCGTTATATTGCAGCCGACATGTTTGAAGAAGTTATTTTAGATGAAGCAAGCTCAAACATTATTAAGATGGGTAGAATTCAAAAGATTCGCCGTAGAATTAGAAGAAATGCTAAAGGTCGTATTGTCGTTCAAAAGAATGTTAAACGTTCAGGCATTAAAGGTTACAGAATTTCGGGCAATACACTTAAACGTATATCTGCTACATCACGCCTTCATAAAGCGAGAATGTTAAAGCGTTCTTGGAAAACAACACGTAAAGCTAAATTGCGCCGTTCATTGTTAAAAAGAAAAATGTCAATGCGTAGGCGCTCATCCATGGGAATAAAATAAAATGGCACTAGAAGTTACAAACTCACTAAGAGGTCCATCTGTTATCAGATGCGTTGAACCTGGAACATACACTATCAATCTTACAGATTTGAGAAAAAATACAGTTATCGAAACAGTAACATCTGCCGATATTAAGCGTGTTACATGGTCAACGAATGGCAGTATTACTATTGTTCGTAATATTACTCCAGTCTTGTCACTACAAGGTTCTGGTGAAATGAGATTTGATGAATTTGGCCACTCGATTGCAAATAACAATACAGCTAATGTTGTTGTTACGATTGCAACTGGCGGCACTTTGGTTATGGAATTAAGTAAGCAAGCTACATTCTCTGTAGATGTTAATACTGGAGCATAACCCAATGAAATTAATTACCGAAACAATTGAAAGTGTTAAGTACCTATCAGAAGCTTCTGAGAATGGTAAAAAACACTTGTACATTGAAGGCACATTCCTAGTTGGCGATAAAGTAAATCGTAACAATAGAATGTATAAAATGAACACGTTACGTGAAGAAGTAAAGAGATATAATGAAGAATACATTAAAACAAACCGTGCTTTAGGTGAACTAGGCCACCCTGACACACCATCTATTAACTTAGAACGTGTGTCACATAAGATTGTGTCCTTAGATGAAGATGGCAACACCTTCTATGGTAAAGCATTAATTCTAGAAACTCCTTACGGTCAAATCGTAAAGAATTTTATTGAGAACAATATTCAAGTTGGAGTGTCATCGAGAGCTATGGGTTCTGTTGTGCAAACAAGAGAAGGATACAACCTAGTTCAAGACGACCTTAAACTTGCCACGGCAGCTGACATTGTTGCCGACCCATCAGCCCCTGGCGCTTTCGTCAATGGTATTATGGAGAATAAAGAATGGATGTTTGTTGAAGGCCGTTTCGTAGAAATGGACTTTGATGATGCTAAAAAACAAATAAGAGCGGCTTCTTCCAAACAAATAGAGGAAGTTGCGCTAAAATTATTTGAAAATTACTTACGAAAACTTTAATTTTATAAATAAGAAATCAAAAGGAGATTCCTAATGGCAAACAGTAAACTAATGGAAGCCGCAGCCGATATTCTTGCAGGAAGCAAGAAGACAGCCTCAAGCATGCCAGCCCAAAAACTGCCTGGTGAGGTTCAAGACCTCGGTGGCCCAACTAATACAGATGCTCATCCAATGGGTGACTCTGAGAAGATTGATGCTACCAAAGGTGCTAAGAGCGCTACACCACCAGCTACAAAACCATCAGCAGCTTCTGCTGACACTCAGAACAAGCCAGTTGGTGGCAAAAAAACTATGAGTGAAGAAGAAATAACACATGACATGAATTCGTTGTTCTCAGATGACGATACCATTTCAGAAGATTTTAAATCCAAAGCTGCAACAATTTTTGAAGCTCGTGTCTTTGACCGTGTATCTCAAATTGAAGAAGAAACAGAAGAACGATATGCCGGCATGCTTGAAGAAGCAGTTGAGACTATCAAGGCCGACTTGACCGAAAAGGTTGATGACTACCTTTCTTATGTTGTTGAGCAATGGTTGGCAGACAATGAAATTGCAGTTGAATCCGGTCTTCGTGCCGAATTGACTGAAGACTTTATTGGCGGCTTGAAGAATTTGTTCACAGAACATTACATCGATGTTCCTGCTGACAAAGTGGACCTAGTTGAAGAACTTTCTACTAAAGTGGAAGAACTAGAGTCTAAACTTAATGAAGAAATTGAAACAGGTATTCAATTGAAGAAATCGCTCATTGAATCCCATAAAGCAGAAATTGCACATGAAGTCTGTGATGGACTTGCAGCTACTCAAGCTGAAAAAGTAAAAGCACTTGCAGAGAGTGTTGATTTTTCTACAGAGGAAGAATACAAAGAAAAGCTTGAGACAATCCGTGAGAACTATTTCCCATCTGGCACTAAAAAGGCTGATGTGAGAGACCTACATGAGCAAGTAGAAGATGGTAGCGAGAAACAAGTAACCGCTGCTGATCCATACGTTGCTTCTGTCATGCAAGCAATTTCGAAAACTAAAATTTAATTAAACAAATCCACAAGGAGAATTATATGTATTTGTCAGAAAGTCTACAAAAGAAATGGGAAGGCGTACTGGAGCACCCAGACCTCCCAGCTATTAAAGATCCATACCGTAAGGCCGTTACTGCTGTCGTGCTTGAGAACCAAGCCGTTGAAATGCAGAAATCTGCTGGTATGTTGTATGAAACAGCACCAACGAACTCTATGGGTTCTACAAACGGTGGTTTCCAAGGCGGTTCAGCTGCTGCAGGTCCTGTTGCCGGTTTCGATCCAATCCTTATCAGCTTGGTTCGCCGTTCATTGCCTAACCTGATTGCTTATGATATCTGCGGCGTTCAGCCAATGACTGGACCTACAGGTCTTATCTTCGCAATGCGTACTAAGTATGCAGGTCAATCCGGTACTGAAGCCTTCTTCAACGAAGCTAACACTGGTTTCTCTGGTTTGGGTACCTCTGGTAACCAAGCATTTGCAGAAGGCACATTGCCAACAGAAATCTTCACAGGTAATGCCGCTGCTGTTGGTGCTATGTCAACAGCTCGTGCTGAAGCCTTGGGTGATGGCGCTGCTGCTAACGCATTCCAAGAAATGGCATTCTCTATTGAGAAAGTTACTGTTACTGCAAAGACTCGTGCTTTGAAGGCAGAATACTCAATGGAACTTGCACAAGACTTGAAAGCAGTCCACGGTTTGGACGCAGAAACAGAATTGGCAAACATCTTGTCTTCTGAAATTCTTGCTGAAATTAACCGTGAAGTGGTTCGTACAGTTTATGCATCTGCTAAAATCGGTGCACAAGTTGGTACAACTACTGCTGGTGTGTTCAACCTTGACACAGACTCTAATGGTCGTTGGATGGTTGAAAAAGTTAAAGGTTTGGCATTCCAAATCGAACGTGAAGCTAACACTATTGCCAAGACTACTCGTAGAGGCAAAGGTAACATCATGATTTGTTCATCTGATGTTGCTTCCGCTTTGGCAATGGCTGGTATCCTTGATTATCAATCTGCTCTCAGCTCACAAGTTAGCTTGACAGTTGATGACACAGGTAACACATTCGCTGGTACCATCTTCGGTCGTATCAAGGTCTATATTGACCCATACTTCCCAGCTAACTTCTCTAGCGAATTCGCTGTTGTTGGTTACAAAGGTACTAATGCCTATGACGCTGGTCTGTTCTACTGCCCATACGTACCGTTGCAAATGGTTCGTGCAGTTGATACGGGTACATTCCAACCAAAAATTGGTTTCAAAACTCGTTACGGATTGGTTGCAAACCCATTCGCAGAAGGTACTAACCAAGGTTTGGGTGCATTGAACACTCAAGCTAACAACTACTACCGTGCATTCCGCATCAGCAACTTGATGTAATCTAAACCTCCGTTAAGAGAGGTACTTAAAAGAGGGACAGAAATGTTCCTCTTTTTTTTGCTTTATAAATAACCATATGACAGCAATAACAAGAGCCCCAACTAATCCAAACTTTCTTCAACCGAATAAGTTTCAGTTGAACTTCTCACGCACACCTAATGTACAATACTTTGTGCAATCACTAGGCGTACCTGGTATCTCATTGTCTGAAATCCCTACGACCAATCCTTTCCTTGACATATTCTCACCGGGCGAAAAGGCCATTTATGATTTGTTAAGTGTTACCTTTTTGATTGATGAGGAAATGAAATCGTGGTTAGAGATACACGATTGGATCCGTGCAATGACCTTCCCTAAAGAGTTTGAAGAATACCAAAAGTTGCCTAGACTTAATAAGTATGCGAGTATGGCTAATCAAAAAATGCCACAATTCTCTGATGCAACTATTACCTTGTTGTCTTCAAGTAATAAACCTTATTACAGGTTTAAATTCCATGATGTTTTCCCAACATCTATTTCTACCTTTGTTATGGCGGCAACTGATGACCCATCCAACCCAATGACGGCCGATGCCACATTCAGGTATAGTTATTACGATATTGAAAAACTATACTAAAAACACTTGACATTTAGTTACACTTAGTGTAACCTTCCGATAAGAGGAATTTTATTATGAAACAGTTAGATGAGTTACTAGAAACATGGCGGCAAGATTGTGATATCGACCGCACAGAGCCTGCTAGGGCATTGTTAGATATCCCCAAACTACACAGTAAGTATTTGAATATACTTTCAAGGCATCGTTTGCTTTCAAAAGAATCTGAGTTTAAGTATAACAAGATGAAGAAGTTGAAGTGGGAATACTACACAGGTAAGTTAGACGATGACGACCTTGCTAAGTATGGATGGAAACCATTTCCATTTCTACTTAAATCCGACATCACTACATATATGGATAGTGATGAGGATATGAACAAACACTTGGCACACAAGGCGATGCATGATGAAATCGTTGACGTATGTACATCTATTCTCAAAGAGCTAAATAGTAGAACGTTCCAATTAAGGGACTTTATAGCATGGGAAAGATTCATACAAGGTGTTGGTTGATTTAATATTACATCATAAGGATGAGGCATTCATCCGTTTTGAGTGTGACAGAAACATAGCTCAAGAGTTATCAGACTATTTCACATTTCATGTTCCAGGTTACCAGTTTGTTCCTGCCTATAAGAATAGGCTTTGGGACGGGAAAATTAGGCTGGCAGACCTGAGAACATTTTTAATCTATCGTGGATTAATTCCTTACATTGAGAAGTTTTGTGAGGAACGAGAATACAAACTCGCATTAGACCCTATCATTAGTGTCACAGAAAACTTCTCCGCAATTGAGGCAGAACAATTTGCCAAGTCTTTGAATCTACCACATGAGGTTAGAGACTATCAATTGAAATCTTTTATTCAAGCAGTCCGTAATAAGAGGTTGTTATTATTATCACCAACTGCATCAGGTAAGTCTCTTATACTTTACCTTATCATTCGTTATTTGCAAATGGCGGATTACAAACGTGGCCTGTTAATCGTACCAACTACATCACTAGTTGAACAGATGTATTCTGATTTTGCATCTTATGGTTATGATTCAGACCAGTATTGCCACAGACAGTATGCAGGTAAAGACAAACACACAAATAAGTTTTTGACCATTACAACATGGCAATCAATATACAAAAACGAAAAAGATTACTTTGAACAATTTGATTTTGTTCTTGGTGATGAAGCACATCAGTTCAAAGCTAAATCTTTAACAACAATTTTATCTGGTTGTACCAACACAAAATATAGAATCGGTACAACTGGTACACTAGATGGCACACAGACACACAGACTGGTACTAGAAGGTCTATTTGGTCCTGTTTACAAAGCAACTACAACTGCTGAGTTGATTGATAAAGGACAACTTGCCTCATTTAAAATTAAGTGTTTGATTTTAAAATATCCAGATGCAATTTGTAAAGAGGCTAGGTCTTGGGATTATAACCAAGAAATGGAATACATTGTAAAGAATAATGCACGTAATGAATTTATTAAGAACCTTGTTATGTCATTGAAAGGCAACTCTCTTGTTTTATTTCAGTTCGTAGAGAAACATGGTAAGAATTTATATGAGATTATCAAACAAGAAGCTGGTGATAGAAAAGTATTCTTTGTTTACGGCGGTACAGACGTAGATATTAGAGAATCAATAAGGGCGATTACAGAGAAAGAAATGGACGCAATCATTGTGGCTTCATATGGTACTTTCTCCACAGGCGTGAATATTCGCAACCTACATAATATTATATTCGCATCACCTTCAAAGTCGAGAGTTAGAAACTTACAATCGATTGGTCGTGGTCTTCGTTTAGGTGAAAATAAAGAACAAGCAGTTTTGTTCGATGTGGCTGATGACTTTAGAATAGGCAAATTTGCCAATTTTACATTGAAACATTTTGCCGAACGTGTTAAAATATATGATGAAGAAAAATTTAATTACAAATTTTACAATATAGAGTTAAAAAATGCCTAACCTTTTAGAAACAAATATCAAAATCGTAAGATTACAAAGTGGTGAGGACATTATAGCTGATTGCATGGCAACAGAAGATGAAGAAATCATTTCACTAAAACAACCAATGCATATCATATTCAAAAGAATTGCATCTGGTAGAAGTGTTATGATGATGATGCCTTGGTTGCCTATTGAATTGATTAAAGAGAATGTGGCCAACGTATATGGTGCAGACATTCTAACCATGATAGACCCTAAAGATGATTTGATTGAGTATTATCATAACTCAGTTAATGATGAAGACATGACAAAAGCTACAAGCGCTTCTATTCGCCCACAACTATTTGACGAGTATGATGATGATGAAGAACCAACTGACGAAGAACTTGACGAAGAAGAACTCGAAGAATTGTTAGAAGAAAAGAAACAAAGTAAAATACATTAAGTTATTGAGGACATATTATGGCAAACGTGACATTCGTGGTACCAAGTAGTGCTAAAAAGGCCTATCAGGATTTAGCAAACTACCACTCAGCAATTGAACCACCAACATGGGCGTGTTTACTTGCTCAATCAGTTAGAGCAAAAGGACATGAGCCTTGTATTCTGGACTTTGATGCAACACCAAAGACAGACGAAGATGCGGCAGAATCAATTGCCGATACAAAACCAAAGTTGGTAGTATTTGTTCTCTACGGACAAAATCCAAACTCAGGCACCACAATGATGATTGGTGCCACATCATTAGCAAAACAATTACGTATTAGTCATCCAAATCTAAAGATTGCTTTTGTTGGCTCACATGTGTCTGCATTACCACATGAAGTAATTAAATATAACTTTGTTGACTTTGCTTTTATTAATGAAGGTGTTCATGCCCTCCACGCATTGTTACAAACAGATTTAGTTAATGAGTTGGATAAAGTTCCAGGTATTTGGTACAAACAACATTCATTACATAGACCATCGGCGCCTGCTAAAGTTGTTGAAACTAGAGACATGGACATTATGATGCCGGGTTATGCATGGGACTTATTACCTAAAAGAGAAAACCTATTAGACACATATCGTGCTCACTATTGGCATACAAACTTCTTAGATGAAGGAAGAACACCATTTGCGGCAATTTACACATCATTAGGTTGCCAATTTGCATGTAACTTCTGTATGATTAACATTGTCAACAGAACTTCTTATGATATGGAAACAACATCGGCTGATTCTAAAGGTATGAGATTTTGGTCTCCAGAATTGGTATTAAAAGAATTTGAAGCCTTGTACAATTCAGGTGTTAGAACAATTCGTATTACAGATGAAATGTTTTTTCTTAATAAGAAGTTCTATGTGCCGATTCTACAAGGCATTATTGACCGTGGTTTAAAATTTAATATGTGGGCATATGCTCGTGTTGATTCTATTCGTAAAGACCAACTTGCATTATTTAAAAAGGCTGGTGTAAATTGGTTAGCATTAGGCATCGAAGCAGGTAATCAAAACGTTAGACTTGAGATTGATAAAGGTCGTTTTGAACAAGTTGATATCCGCCAAGTTGTGACTGATATTAAAGATGCTGGCATCAATGTACTTGGTAACTATATGTTTGGTTTTCCAACAGACACATATGAAACAATGCAAGAGACATTAGACCTTGCGCTTGAGTTGAATTGTGAACATGCCAACTTCTATGCAGCTATGGCTTTGCCTGGTAGTCCATTGTATATGCATGCTAAAAGTAATAACTGGGAATTGCCGCAATCATTTGAAGAATATGCCTTCTTATCATATGATTGTAAACCAATGCGTACTAACACATTGACAGGTGCGGAAGTATTGAAGTTTCGTGATGATGCATGGCACACATACTTCTCTAATGAAAACTTTATTAATTTGGTAGATGATAAATTTGGTGCTCAGTCTAAACAAAATGTAGAAAATATGGCCCAAATTCGTTTGAAAAGGAAAATTCTAGGTGACTAAAGATGATTTAATTAATTTCGAGAACCGAATTGCCGATAGATTCAACAATGGTGATATTAGAGCACCAGTTCATCTTTATTCTGGCAATGAGGAACAAATGATTGAGATAATGAAAGACGTTAGGCCTGATGATTGGGTATTCTGTTCTTGGCGCTCACACTATCAATGCCTTCTAAAAGGTGTTCCAATGGATAAAGTGGAAGAAGAAATCGTAAAAGGCCACTCTATTACATTGTGTTTTACCGATTACAATATTTACTCCTCTGCTATTGTTGGTGGT